GTGTCAGTGTATTTGATGTCTCTCGCCCGCTGACAGGCGCGTCCTGCATGGACGCCACACATGCTTCCCCTACCGGGGGGTGGAATTGAACCACTTTTAATGCCGCTTCACGGCAACGGTCAACCTAAGCTGGTTGATGGACTACCTTGTCCCATGTGTGATATGGTTCTTGTCTTGACCTCGCCCTGACCAGTGGGCAACTATCTTGTATCGCTATTAGGCGAGAAGGGCACTCAGCGCATACCATTAGTGCCGCCAGAGGCTTTGCCATTCTGTGACGGCTTAGCCCAATTCTGGACGGCTGGTTTGCCTTTCTGACGTGCTTGCTTGTTACGGACAGCTTGCTGCAAGCGGTTAGCGGCCTGCTTCTCAGCAATCGGTTTCATTGTTTCGGCAAGGCCCGTGAGCCCTGCACCGATTATAGGCCGCCCCATGGTGTTGGCAAGCATTGAAGCTGTTCGAACTATAGGATAGACAGTCGGAATCGACTTTTGTACGGCATCAGATATCCACCGGAACCATTTGCCCATATCATTATATCCTTGCGGGCATCCCGGCGGAAGAACATTTGCAACCATGTTGTAAAGCACCAAAGCATTCGGATCAAATGTTGCAGACGGTTGTGCAAGCGCAAGAAATGCTGGCTTGTTAGCCGCCGGCAGGCGCTCAATACCGACTCGCCAAGTAACGAACAACGTCGTTTGCTCGGACAAGCCGGTGAAATAAGCACCTGTGGTGTTCATCATGGAGAAATGCATGGGGCCACCATAGCCCTCATCCCCAAGTTCGCCAGGAGTTGGACCGCCCGTACTAGTGTTATGAAACCCTAGCGACACGTCGGAAACGAAAGACCCAAAGTCTCCACCTACGTACCCGCTGTCATTTGGGGCGGTGGGATTGTTCTGGCAGATGGCCCATGGCCGTCGAGTCATGCCCTGGAACTTGTTGTCAGACTGAAACTTTGCAGTGTTGTAACAACCATCCTGAGCGGCCCACGAATGAGCCCCAGGCATGATCTTGGCCTCAGCCAGTGTGTTGGGTGGGCACCTGAAGTAGGTGGTCGGCTGCGAGATGGGTTGGTCCCAAGTAGCGCCATTTGGCGCAACCTTTGGCATTGATGCCGCAGTCTCGAAGCTGTTGCCGTACTCATATACCGTGACCGCACCTTGTTTGTAAATCTGTGCGGTAGTGTTGACTACCTCGAACCCTGAGTACACCAGGCGATAAACGCCAAGATCAGTGTCCTCAAAATCGAGGTAATCATCGAGATTGATTTGTTGTAGTTGGTAGCCACCAGCACCAATTTCAGGGCAATGCCCTGGGGTGTAGGTCATGCTTGCCCCATCGGCACCAGCGGATGGCACGCTGTTGATCAGAAGACCATCCATGCGTGCACACGGAGCTACTTTTATGTCAATCAACCCGGCGACACCATCTGTGGTTGGGCGCGCTTTGTTGCCAAAAGGAAACACCTTGGCTGTGGTGACGGCCGACTTATCAACTGGTGAAAAGTCGATTGGTGACAGTGCTATGTGACAATCCCAATTAGCACCTGCCGCCAAACCGGGTGGCTTAGCAATTGTTGCGGCCTGCCGAATCTTGACAACGACAGTTGGTTCAGTGGCAACGTCCGGATAACCACGCAAATGTTCAAGTTGCATGTCATGGAACGGATCTAGCGCCGACTTTACCCAATCGCACGCCTCAGGTGTGATAAGCCTGTTCTTGCATAGCTCATCCATTGGCTCCTTCGAACGTACGATGTCGCGCATCTTTAGCACATCTGTCAATGACGTCATTTTATCAATCTCTTTTCTTTTGCACACCGATGAGGGTGCGCAAGCCTGTAGCTTTCGAGGGGTCAATCTCTCACTCAACCCTACCGATTCGGCTAGCTTTGCCTAACGGATAACACGTGTGAAGAACCATTCCTCGCCACCTGGGAGTAGAAAGAAACACGCGTTGAGAGGGGTGTCGTACGCCGCCTCACGCCGAAGCGTGAGACGACGCTGAGCCCACTTCCTCCAGCTGGAGCAGCTCCTCGAGAGCAATCTCGGCAGCAGCCGTGAGGTCGTCAAGCGTGAACCCGGTCGTGTCCGACCGTGACGCCTCTACGGAAAGCAGGTTCGCGACTGGACCCGACATACGCACCGTTCCCTCGGGTTCGGCGTCGGGGTCGAAGTCCATTCCTGGCAACTGGAAGCTATCGAGGTCTTCCCATGTCGCGCACTGGGCAAGGGACTCCAGCCAGCCCTCAAGCTCCGAAGCACAATCGAAGTTAACTTGAGTGGCAATGGCCTCCGTCATCATCGGTACGTCTTCGTCCGTGACGCAGTAGGGTCCACCAGCTACGCGATAAAACATGTCCCGATCCGTCGCAAGTAGATGGGCCATCTCCTTTGAAAGTACAGGAGTGCCCGCATCGTCGACCTCAACAATGCCCTCAAAACGGTGCAGGTCGACGTTGTATATCCTTGCGACGGCGATAAGGTATTCACGAATTCCAGGCGTTTGCGAATCGGTTGTCCAGTAGCCGTATAGCTTAAGCTTGTACTTCTCAACGTCGAGGTTCCGCGCGACGGAGATTTTGCGAAGTGCCTTTGGCACATCTGCGTACGAAGCCAGCGACTCCAACGGCTTAGGGTAATACCGCCCGAGGAAGAAAGTTCCGTCCTCAGGCCGCGAAAACGCCACCTTGAGCTTCATCCCTATACCCTCTGTAAAGAACATTGCAGAAGCGTTCCAGTCATCATCAGAGATGCCTGGGAGATGAGGCCCAACGCCATCGTCACCAAACTTGGCCCCAATGACGGCGTATGGAATGCTGTAAAAGTCGACTTCCTTATTCTTGAACATAAAATCGCCCCAGAATAGGTGAGTGAGGTCACTACTTTTCCCCGCATAATGCTTAAGAGCAGTGCGGATGGTGTTCCTCTTAACAGTCGACAAATCCAGCTCCATCTTGCGGCGCGACCGAAACGTGGTCATCGTGATTGCAAGACACGTTGAAACATACTCAATGAAAGCAGATACGACGGTATTAAGCTCAGTCGTTACCCCAGATCCGCTGTTGTTCTTAAAGCCAGTCTTGATTGGCTTGCCATTGAGCATGGTCGTGAAGTCCACGTTGGCCTCGAGGATTTTCTTGACTTCCTCGTAATCGGCGGAGTGGACAAAAGCCAAGACGAACTTAACAAACCAGGAATATATGTATTCACTGATCGTCTCATCCATTTTGGAATAATCCGTGTCATGCAGGCCGCTCACCTGACCACCTTTATCAACGTCAGCGGCATGCATTGCAATCTCTGTGAGTTTGCGAATGGACATGGCGATGTCGTAGGGAGAGTTGCCAGGTTGGTAGAATCCGCAGTGCTTGAGTACTTCCTTAACGAGGAGGCCGACTCGTCCTGTCTGTATGGCCATTTCCTCAGTATACTGCGTGATCCCACGGGGCGCGACACTCGCTTTGGGCCCGACCTCGTGTTTTAGGTTTGTCTTAGGGACCGTCTCGCGAGCGACAAGTTCGACATTGCGTTGTAGACGCGCGGCTTGTAAGGCCTGAGTCCGTCGTTGATATATGATCTCGGGACCGACCAAAGTCACCGATCCCAAGGCGATGCCGGTTTCGCCTGAGACCTGATCGATGAAGCGGGGTAGGAGCAGTGATACGATTTCCTTGATGTTGGCAGCAGGGTCGATCTTGTTACTATACTCCTTAAGACGCTTCTTCTCGTACGCGTCATGCGCGGCGTCGGATTTTGTGTCCGCCACGCCCGGTCCGCCACCAGCGACATTCGGCGCTGCCTCAGTGGCGGTTCCGTCCTCAGTAACATCCTCGTCAAGTGACCCGGCTTGACTGGTGTACATAATATTTGGCAGAGGGCGATACTCGATGGGAATCCCGAAGAACGCCACAAGAAGCGGCTCGAGCCCTCCGGGGCGCCAGATGGTGTGCATCTGCATGGTGCGCTTGACTTCCGAGACACCGTACCCTTTCGGGCGGTTCTTCCCCATGAGGCTGAACACCTTGTACTGGTTCTCAGTCAATTCCATCGAGGTATCAGCGCCCTGGTCGTACGCGTACTTGATGCTGTACGTCGGGCACTGGCTATCACCGAACAAGCCTAGCAGAAACGTGTCCTGCTTGACCTTTGGATCTCCCTTGACGACAACGACGTTGCTTGCCTTTCGGAGCGGAACGCCGTCGAGTGGAGTGCCTTGTGCCACGCAACACATCATATCGCAAACCGACTTCGAAAGATTAGTAGTCGTGTTGCGCGCCAGCCAGACCCATTTGCGATGTGTGCCAGGCTGGTATTGGATGCAGACATTGTATGTCGTGAACGCGGTCTTACCAAGGTGTTCGATGAAGATGAAATCATTCGCCGCGTAGTCCCACGGGCGCTGGTTTGGGTAAGTTGCACCATTAACAGCGGCGACGCGCTCGGTGACAACCACCTCACCTTCTGCGGTGACCGTGTAGAACCACGTGGAGTCGGTGCCAACACCCGCGAGCTTGTTGTACTCGGGAGTGATGATCACCATGTTCTCTCCGGCATACTTGGCGAAGTCATCGATGTACATGTCTTGATCAACAAACGTGTACACCATGCCAGAGGTAAAGGAGCCATCCGGGTTGGAGTGCTGTAGGTCTTTGATGCCATGAACTTCACGGCGACCGACAGCCTTCTTGTCGCGCGCGGCGCCACTGATGCTCTCGTCGAACATCTGATAGCCAGCACTGTGTAGTGCATCGCGCGTTGCAGTTACGCCAACCTTGCGGGAAGCGCCTGCTACCGGATGGTTGCTTTCAGTGCTCGCAATGACGGTCTGCTCTGCCCGTGGAGGAACAAAGTTTTGCGCCAACTGCCGGAAGATTGAATGGTCGTGATGTTTCTGGTGTTTCGGGACCTTCTTACGGGCAGTCGAGTCGAAAGCGTGCGTCTGTGTCTCATTACGGATCAACCTGGAGACCAGACGCTGCACACGATCTTCGCCAGAAACCTGCATGGACTTGTCCGACAACCACCACCGGGCTTTGCCATGCCAGGTGGCGCTCTGCAGCGCCGAGCTCTTAATCTTCTCGAGCTCGTGCTTGAGGTACATGCCGGCCAATTCACTCACGGGTACACAGCAGACTTGGATGTCCCGCGATGCAAGCTTGGCAATCATGCGCAGCCACGGCAACCGGAGGACATCCTCGGCTAAGAGGTGCTCCTCGGTGTCTTGGCGCTCG